ATGGGGTACGAAATGGGGTATGTTTCGACTCAAATTCTGCTCAAAATGACACAACAAGGGATACATGAAATGTCACAGCTAACAGCGACAGCAATTAAGAATTTAAAAGCGGATGAGAAAGATTATCGCGTGCATGATGGCAACGGCTTGTATGTGCTAGTCAGAAAAACAGGTAACAAAATATTTCTGCATCGCGTGAGAAAGCCCAGGGACACATTCACAAAAATCGGGAATTTTCCGACGGTCTCGCTTGCTGATGCGCGTGCTTATGTAGCGAATTTGACAAGAAAGAAAGAGCAAGAAGATTCATCGATTGCGCATATAGATGCGTCATTTTATGAAATAGCTGAACGCTTATATAAAAATCACTACACAACTTTATCAGCGACTTATGCTAAGCAAGTACGCAACATGTTAGATGATGATATCTATCCGCATATTAAAAATAAAAACGTTGCTAAGATCACATCAAAAGACGTGTATTTAGTGATGAAAGAGATAAAAGATCGCGGTGCAATAACACCTGCAAATATTGCGAAAAATATAATGCATACTGTTTTTAAGTATGCAATTAGCAATCTGCACTGTGATAATGATCCGACACTTGCAGTTGATTCAATCAAAAGAACAAAAGTAAAACATGCTGTAGCATTGAATCAACGACAGTTGCAGAGATTGTTTGATGAATATGAAGAATCAACTACTAAGATTACAACAAAATTAGCGAATCGATTTTTAGCATTGACAATGTTACGCACAGTTGAAATGTGTCAAACTAAATGGACAGATATTGATTATCAAAATAAGTTGTTGATCATCAGTGCGGATAGAATGAAAAGATCAAATCCGCACATTGTACCATTATCGAAAGCTGCATTACTTGTGCTTGATGAAATGAAAGAGTACACGTCACATAAAGAATATATTTTCAGTGCTATCTATCAGCATAATGATAAAGAAAAGCATATGAATCGACGTACTATTTATAATTCGTTAGTAGTCCCGCGCTCGTGGCTAGTGGATTTAAAATTTGGCCCCCATGGTTATAGAGCGACAGCATCAACAATATTAAATCAGAAAGGGTATCGTTCAGATGTGATTGAAAAACAGCTAGCGCATTCATCATCAAATAAAGTAAGAGCATCATACAATCACGCAGATTACTTAGAAGAACGTAGAGAAATGATGGAATTTTGGGGTAACTATGTTGATCACATTATTGTTAACGCGATACAGAAAACATATTATCCGACGATTAGACGCTGTACCATTATTAATTAACAATAGAAAAAGCCCCGTAAGGGGCTTTTTCATTGGTGTATCTAATGTGTAAAGTGTAAAGTTTAACAATTAACATTCGTTCAACAATTTCATTTTATTAAGCTTACGAATGAATGTAGGATCATTCTTGATATCATCACGAATATACTTAAAGAAATTATTGCTTTCGATTTCTTTTAACGTTGACTGCTTAATAAAAAATAAAACATTATCAATAGTTTGAAATTCGGGTGGTAGAGCTATAAACATTACTGAGTGATTCACTAATATATACATCACTGCACATTCAATATTTGAATGATTATTTGAAAATGTTGGAAAGCTATTAAGTACACACACAAAATCTAAATGCTCTTTGCTAAGTCTATCGATTTCAGCACTCAATGATTTGATATAAACTTTCATTGCTGATGTAGTTAAGTCAGTACGCGCATACGCTATTAGTTTATGTTGTGCATTACTGCTTAAAAAATTTGTGAGAAAGAATTGTTTCATATCTTTTTCGAGCTGTTCAATGTCCCCATCATTTAATTCATTCAATTTTAATTCTTTTGGTATATTAATCATCTTGCGTGTAGACATATTTGTTCTCCGTTTTTTGTTGGTTGGTTTGTATTGCTATGTGTTACATGAGTAGTTAGCAAGATGATTTAATTTTATAACATAGGTGTTATAAGAACGCAGTTATTAGAACGCTGTTATAAATGTTACTAACAGCTATAGTTCAGATGAATGTAATGCAATATATCATTCTTGTTAAATCGTTTACCGAACTTGAAATCGTAAACTCTTGGAAAGCTGGTATCTTCTTTCATAAGTCGATAAACAGTTGAGCGATGTACACACAATAACTTAGCTGTGTTAGTGACAGTGATCAGTTCTACATTTTCTAATTCATTGTTTGTCTCATTTGTCGTTGGCATGAGCTTAAGTCTCTTTTCGTCGTTGATGTCGTTAGTGATACAATAACTATAAACCTTCATAAAACTCAGTCAATAGTTCAACAATTTACAATAAATTGGATGCGCCAAAGAATTGCTTAAATAGCCCTATACAATAAGGCTTATAGCAATGATTAATAATTTAAAGAAAGTTGAAAAAACTATGGGAATAGATCAATCAATGACAAAAACGGGCGTTGTCATCTTTGATAATAATTCTCAGACAATGCTGCATCATGAAATTATAGAGACTGTATTGAACAAAGCAGTAGCACTGGACAGTTTCTTACGTGTGCAAATGATCGCTAGTCGTATCGAATTTCTATGCAATTTATACAATATTGATGCTGTGAGAATTGAGGGGCTTAGCTATGGGTCGGTAGGGCAGGCAACACGCACGCTAGCAGGGCTGCACTATGTGATCGTAGATCGTTTGCTACGTGCTAGCATTGATGTAGCAGTGATTGCCCCTACAGCGCTCAAGAAAGCCGCTACAGGGTCGGGTAGGGCTGACAAACAAGCAATGCTTGATGCATGTCCCGACACTGTGAAACAACAATTTCTAAAAATCGGTAAAACAAAAGGCAGGTTCGATCTTGCTGATGCTTATCATCTTGCGTCTTTGTGTTAGTACTATTATTATAATCAGTGTTAATGAAATAATTTTATTTCACTCTACTACCACGGTGAACGAATGTCAGTATTGAATGATTACATCAAAAAAGAACAGCTTTTAAAGCAATTGCAAGATGAATTGAATGCGTTGCAAGACAACAAAGAATTGCAAGCTGAATTAGAATTTAAAGACGCTCTAACGCGGCTCATGACTGAGTACGGCAAAGTATCGCGTGATGTGTGTGCAATGCTTGATCCGAATTACAACGCACCAGGGGCGGGCAAGAAAGCTACAGGCGGGGGTGATGTACGTAAGAAACGAATGATGAAAGTATACAAAAACCCACATACAGGCGAAATTGTAGAAACTCGCGGGGGCAATCATCGAACGATACAAGAATGGAAAGCGGAGCATGGGAATGAGGAGGTAGTAAGCTGGGTTATTGAAGAACGGGCTTAACATCGAATCATAGTGTGATAGTTGAGACACAATTGAAAAACCCGCTGAGGCGGGTTTTTCATGAGTGAAAGCTTTACGAGTATAAAAGCTTTAATTTATTTAACTGCTTTTGAAAATACTGACTGTCTGATATGTCATCACGTATTACAAAATACTCTTTAGAGTTTACAAAGCTACCACCATAATATCTGTAAACGTACAAGATATTATCTAAAGTCTGATATTGTTTATCAATGCACATCATATAGGCGGGACAATACAACAAGACTAAGTGAATGATAAAATCATAAACATTAGAAAAACCAATCTTGTCTGAAACTGACTCTAAATTATGCATTGTTGTTTCACAGTGTATGTATTCTATTTCTCTTTCAAAATGCGGGAAGGGTGGGGGTTGAATATTGCTATCAAATAAAGAGTCAACTTTATTCTCCCGCTCAATTAAAGCAAAAGTAAATGACTTTATGAACTTGTCAAAAAATTCACATTTATTATTTACATCATTCTGTTTAATAAACAATTCTGCTAAACGTATCATGGTTGATGGCAGTGCTTGTCTGAGTTTTATTGCATTTAAGTTTATAGAATGATCAAAACATGCATATACTAAAGTTTGTGAATCAAAGTCTAGATCGTCATCAATCAAGTGTATGCTATTACTAATATAATTTTCGATTTCATCAATAAAAGCTTGAATTTCATCATCAGTAAGTTTGTAGTATTCAATATTGCTTTTGTCTAAATAGTTCAATTTAAAATTCTCCGTTGTTATTTTAGTAGTTGAGCTACAATTAAAGCCACTGTGCGATGTTGTGGGGGGTGTGGTAAAGCATTAGAAAATCTTTTAAATGATCAAGATTAACACTTAACGTTTTAAGAGAATTATTTAGATAATCTGCACGATATTCTGCATGTTCTCTAATTCTATAATGTTCAGCGTCTACACATGTCATTAAGCTAAAATCAATATCTAGCTCTACATCATCAGCAGATACAATTATGGCGGGAGAATCAAAGTCTACCCACATATAAACGCGGGGGAAACCGGCGGCATCTGTTTCTTTTGAAAGCAGTTGTAAACAATTGATTGAGTCATTATTGATAGTCTTTTTAAAATTACTTATTTTATCAGCATCGATGATAGTTTCTGTGTTGCTGTTTTGAATAATTATTGTATCCATTGTTTGTGTTCCTTAATTGTTATTATTATTTATACTATTCCTTATAAAACTTACGTTAGATAGTGAGACGCTAGCATTTCTAGTATGTACTTTCTATGAGCATCCCATGTGCGCTCATCAACAAGATCAGCAAGCACGCTGGGCATTTCAGCGTAAGTGATCCATAGTTCAAGCGTGTCAGCAGGGGTGAGACCAATTTTTGATTTTAAATTCTGAGAACGTATATCAAACTGAATATAAAAGCTTAAGTCATTAGCTTGACGTAGTGAGTATGAGAATTTTTTTAGCTTGTTCATAGTCAGCACTTTTGAATAATCGTTTACAACATGATAGCAGAATATTTTATCGATAATAGAAAAACCCGCTGAGGCGGGTTTTTCGTGTGTCGATAATTAGTTAGCTTAAAATTTAAATTGATGAATTCACTAGTTTGATTCTGTTCAATTCTTTTTGAAAATATGGATCATCTAAAATGTCTTGTCTGATGTTTTCTTTAAACATCCTATTATCGAAGATTTTTTTATAACCCACCGTTTTCAACAAGTATAAAACATTATCGACAGTTTGAACATCATTATGTAATGTTATGAATAATGTTGTGAAATGAATTAATATCAAATGTGCGATTAATGATTCGCTATCTTTGAAACCAAAATTATCAGGAAAGTTTAAACCGAACGTGTTCAGTTCTACTGCTTTAGTTGATTTAACTCGTTTAGTAAGAATTGAATGAATCGATGTTGCATTGATGAAATGAAAGTACTGAACACACTTTTTTAATATCATTGATAGCGCAATTAGATAATCAGTCTTTTGCTGTTTTAAAGTGTATGGAGGTTCATCATGATAATAGACGTTAATAGCTTTCTTTATCGTTTCAAATTCATACTTTGATAATTTGTAATAGTTAATAGTGTTCAAGTTGATGTTGGTTGTAGATGCAGTCATGGTCTTTCTCCGTTTTTAATCTTGTATATGTAGTTAGCGTATTGTATTTGTTTTATAACTACGTAGTTAATCCATTATTCAATCATTCAATAATTACTTATGCTTCTTTCCGCGCTTTCTATCAAACTCAACAAGTGATTGATCATCAGCCAGCGGGTAGGGCGGTAACACGTTTCTTAAGCGATAGCTATTGCGTATACGTGTCGTCTCAAATTCAGTTAAGTCTTTTACATTCGATCTTGCGTGAATTTCCCAGTGCTGCATATCCCCAGGCTTTAGTTCTTTGATACAATCAATCCACGCTTGAACACTTCTTTTCATTCCGAATTGGTGGGGTATATCATAATCTGGGTATAATTTATTCATCAAATCTTCAATTTCTAGTGCAAAATTACGCTGATGTAGATACTTGTAATCAGCTACTTTCAAATCAATATCTTTCTTTAGTGATATACTCATTTTACGGTTCCTTTAGATTTTTTGAGTTAAAGCATTTAAGCGTAATTGATCAAGGCGTGAAAGCGGTGCAGTGGTGGCCGTTGGTGTAACTTGTGCGGTATCCAGGGGATCACTAATACGTAATGATTTCTTGTCTAACTTGAATCTAAGAACTTTATGAGTACTTGCAGAATTTCTAGATTTCAAAACCGTGACTTCAAATTCTCCAAGTTCGAACATTTCTTTAGTTTGTCTAATACCGAGAACCAAATCAGCCGTATTGATTTTCGTGATACCGCCTGCAATATGTTCATGCCCTAATTCTTCGGCTTGATTAGCGCCGCGCACAAGCTGACTAGCGGTAATTAGATGCTTACCCGACTTATCAGCAATAGCTCTAAGTTCTTCACTAACTGCTTTATCTTTCAAGCTAACATTATTGATATCTACAAAGCGGTGGGGCTGAATAATATCAATATAGTCTACGATGATAAGATCAAGTTCATTGCTTTTAACAAGCGCATCAACACGTTTTTTAATATCTTGTGTTGTTGCTGAAACATCCAGCTTTTCAAAAAATATGTTAGCTGTAATGTTATTGTCAGTACGTACTTTTTCGTATGCATCATACAATTCTTGTTCGCCCAGCTTTTCAATATCAGTATCATGCATGTTCAAAAACATCTTAGTGAAGCGCATTGCTGTTTCACGATCACTGTTTTCGATGCTGACAAACATCACGTTCTTATTGTTGAATAGTGCGTTAATCGCATGATTCATTAGAAATAGAGACTTACCAACGCCGCTAGGGGCGCAATAGATCGTCATACGACCCGCTTCAAACTCACCAACGCTTTCATCTAAGCACTTGTAGCCCGTGCTTTGTGTTTCATATTTCTCGTGCAAAACACTGAACATACTTGATGAATTCTTAGTACTGAATGAATCACTACCATTAAAATCGGGTAAGTCGGCTAGTGCTGCTGTCGCTGATTTGAGTGCTTTATCATCAAAGCTTTGTGCAGCTTTGCGTTGCTGCTGAACGTAGAATTCGACGTATATGAAAGTTGTTATGTACTTGATGAATTCAATTTCAATTTCAAAATCAGGTGTATTAATATCGTATGTATGGGTGATACCAATATTTGAATCTTTAAAAACAATATGTTTTGTGTTTAACGGGGCATCATTATATTGATCGTAATATGCAAAAGCTTTTTCAATAATTGAATGATATTCAACAGTAAAAAATTCAGTTTTTAAATGTTTACGTACAACATTCATGTATTCAACTGATGAAAAAACTTTCGATAAGTACCATAATTCAGTGTCTATCTTGCTAAGCTGTTCGTGCTGTTCTTCTTTGATGTAATCAATAAAATCTTTGTGTTTAATTTCTGTGTGTTTAGTTGCTTTCATTCTTATTGTCTCACTTAAGTGTTGAGTATTCCTATATTTAAATTCGTGGGTTTAACTGCTGTTTTTACTTTCAAAGCTGAAATCATTAACGATTACCGTTTTTAAATTTCATTCTCAATTCATACTTTTCTTTTAAGTCTTTAATTTCTTGTTCAAATTCTTCATCGAAACCATTTTTAACAATTTGCTTAATTGCATATTGAATGATGATTGATTTTACTGATCCATATTTCTTATTGATTTCATCTAATTCATCAAAAGCGTTTTGGTCTAAATTTATTCTAAGTAGCTTTTTATCTTCATGTGATTTGTCGTGCATCTTGTTTCTCCGTTGGGGTTTCTTTCTATTACGTCAGTAGTTAGTGTGTGTAAATATTTTTAAAACATAGGTGTTATCGGTAATATTTTAAAAACTATGGTTCTAAAGCTTTCAATTCATCAATCTCGGCTTTAGTTGAAAGTCGGTCTTTAATCAAAATATCAGTACGATCATGTATTTTTTTATCTCTATAAATTCCGTGAATCTTTATAGCAATCTCGCTAAATTCATCAGATGTTAAGTCACGTTTATCAAAGAGGGTGTAGCCGATTAATTCATAATCTCTAGTCTTATCTAGTAGGGACTTTATTTTACAATCCGGTTTATTGATCTTCTTAATAATCTTTTCAATTGCCTTATCAATACTGTCGCTAAAATTAGCGAGTGTATTAAGATCAGCGTCAATAGTTTTAGTGTTTGATACATAAATGTTAGAGCCATCGCTGTTTTTAAAATAAAAAATGCCATACGCTTTAATTAATTGTTCAGTCATTGTCTTTCTCCGTTTTTAAATAAATTTCTGTGTATCAAAATCAAATAGTGTAGGTTTCGTTGAACGATCCAACATTTCACGACTAGCGTTATATTCAAGTGATTCTTCAAACGAAAGGTTCTTACCACGTTTTGATTTTTTATATAAGTAGTTAACTCGATCCAGACTTTTTCTATCATTTCTTTGCATTTTCGGTACTTTATTGGTTGTTGACGATATCGAATTATAATTTTTCAGCATTATTCGTGTGGGTTCTGGTGACAGTGGGAACAGTGAATGTAAGAAATCCGCAGACTTTTTGCTAATGCAGTATGCATAGACTGTCGGGCAAGGTGTTTTCACTGAATGTGTGCGCAGTTTAGAACGTGACACTAGCTGATAGAATGAATGTGCATTTCTATCTCTTTCAATATCGTCGTAAGTAATGCCGAAATCTTTATATTTTTTAGTTTCCTCTGGGGGTGGGTTCTGACTTATTGATGACACGACAACAGTTTCCTCAATGTACTCATTAGAACCGCTCTCGCTTATGACGTATAAACCACCAGCGCTTTCAAACATACTTCGAAATTTAGATTCTTGATTACACTTGAATATGAAACGATTGTGATGATGAGCAACGTAGTCAGATAACGATTGCTGAATGTTTGTTTTGTCACGCTCAGTCGCAGTGTAATTATCCAATACATAGCAAATGTTTAATTTATCAAACGTGTGCGTTATGGGTAACGTTTCATCAAACACTAATTCGATATCATTCAATTCAAGTATTTTTCTAGAAACCGTTATATCAAAGCGAGCGCTTAGTATTTCAAAGCGAGCGCATGAGCTTACAAACTCACGTGATAATACTTTCATGAACGTGATAGACGTATAAGCACTTACAGCGCTTTGTAGGCGTTCTAAAGACGCATTAGAGACGAGTAGATCATAACCAATGCTTTGTAGTGTTTGATAAAAAGTTTGTGGTGCAAATGATGAATTAGCTATGTACGTCTGATTAGTTTGAACTTTAGAATTTAATGTGAACTGTTTAGCGCTAGCACGTGACTTAATAAACGCTTTAGCGTTAGCATCATCTTTTACGGATATACGCTGTAACTCTTTATTATTAGTATCGACAAAATCGAGTGTTGAGAATGTACCAAGCGATTCATAATAATAAGCATTTGTTGTAATCATGTAAGAAAAATTTATTAATTCATCAATCACAACGTGATAATGCTTAAAGTTATCTAACAAAGTTCGATCATGATTATTCATAATCGTCTGTAACGTTGAATGTGAGCATACAATAATATGTTTTTTATCACGTATAGCAGTTAACGTTGATTTGATTGCGCTATCTGTAGTGTGTTGATGTATGTTTTCTACATGAAATCCGCGTTCTTGAAGTTTCAGTGTTGTAGCGTTTTGAACGGCATTTGTGGGTGCTGCATAGATGTAATTGTGTTCATGTGAAACTTTGTCGATGAAGTGGTCTGTTTTACCGGCACCGGTTATCGAATGGTTTACATAAATTTTGGCGGGTGTTTGGATGGGTGTTTGATGCATTTGTAACCTCTTCTGAGATAGTTTATAAATTTTGAATGTTATTCTTAATAACAATTATATTTAGCAGTGTTAATAATTAATTAAAACCATAGTTATAAATTTATGGCTTAAAAGCTAAGTGGTAAATCTATCTTCTCACTGATTGCAAATCCGTCAATCATATTTCAAAGCTTTTTTTAATAATGTTTTAAATTGATAATGTTTTAAATTGATAATGTTTTAAATTGATAATTTTTTAAATTGATGAACTGAAAATGTGAGTATATTTTTACTACTGGAAATGTGTATTATAAGATTACAACCAAGTTGTAAACATTTAATACTTTATTATAAAAACAAAAAGAAGTTGTAATAATTAATTAAAAACACAAAAGCAAGTAATACATGTATGTACGAGCAAGTTAATTTTATTTCTCTTTCTCTTATGTCATCCCCCCAAAGGGATGACTGATCAAGAGAAAGTAATTAGAAATGAAATGAATACGTAGCTCAAATACATACATGAGAATATTACTTGTAAGAACTATCAAAGTAACTATGAGCATTTGTCTGTATGACTAATACAGACAAATGCGAATATAATTAAATCAGCCCGCGTTTTTGATGTATGGACATAATTATTATAGTTCTTATTACATGTACATAGACTTAGAAGTAAATTAGAACCTTCAAAATTTAATGTTATTACTACATGAAATCCTTCAACTCCTTTGTAATTATTATAGTTCTTATTACATGTACATAGACTTAGAAGTAAATTAGAACCTTCAAAATTTAATGTTATTACTACATGAACTCCTACATGAACTACATGAATTACATCAATTAAGACATATGCGACACATTAGAAACATTAAATGTATAAATATAACTGAATAGAAACAACAACGAATTAAGTCACAGCACATAACACCAACAAAATAAAGGTTTTCACGTGTAACGACACATAATAATAATAATAATAATAAGAAGAACAAAAATGATTATCTTTGAATTTTTTGCTGTATTAGGTATTAGTAAGTCATACGCAATAGCAGCTTTCGTCGCATCACTTGTGCGCATCTTGATCTTAGCCCGACAGCCCAGCCCGACAGTTTTCGAGATAGGACGACAATCGTTGTTAACGATGATTCTCGTGGGATCATCAGAACCCATTGCATTATTGATAGGTATAGACCCGACATATGCGACGCTCGCGGGTGTAGCAGTAGCTCTCCACGGCACGAACGATGTGGTGGAATACATAAAATCTATAATCAAAGTTTTATTACCCGAAAAATTGAAAGACGCAGTTGAACGAGTTGAAGCGGAGAAAAAGCTAAAAGATGCAGAACATACAAATGCAGAACAAATAAAGCGTATTGAAGATAAGAAACAAGATGAATTGAAAGAAGAGATAGAAACAACGGTTGACAACGAGATGAAAAATTAATGATCAGTTTAATAATGAAAGGCTTTACAATTATCAAATCCGGTTTAAAATCATATAAAGTGCTAAGCGTAGTGTTAATACTTTCGATCGTTCTAGTACAAGAAATTCGCATTAACAATTTTAGAAACGATATTCAGCAACAGAAACAAGAATTTTTGGAATATAAGAGTGAACAGCAGCAACGCATTATTGAACAGACGAACAAAGACTTTCAAGAATTCATTGATTTAACGAATGAGCAACGCGAAACAAGTTCTAGCATTCGAGAAAGTATAAATATAATCAATGGAACAGCAGCAGCACGACGTAAAGAAATCATGACGATGTTCGATGATGTATCAGAAGATGATGTTGATGCATTGGAGGAAATTGCTAATCGTGAGACACAACGAATGAAAGAGCTATTTTTGAAAACAGAATAAAGAGTTATATAAAAGTTAGTCATGCGTGGGATTGGTTACCCCACGTTCTCCGAAAAGAAAAGCCCGCCTTGTGCGGGTATTCTTTTGATTATAATTTATTAAATGACAATAGTTCTTATCTTTTGTATCTCTATAAAGCCCTCTGAGCGCTTTAAAAAGAAAAGGAATAGTAAGGGTAGGGTAAGCGCATAAACCGCTTATATCGAATATTTGAGGTGTTCTCATCGATTAACACCAGGTATCACAATAAATATAAATATAACGAGCAATAAAATAACAAAAGGAAAACGAAAAATGAATGACACGCAGATAGAACGATTGATAGAAGCGCTACTCGATCAGACCAGGGCAATAGATCGGTTAGTTTTTTTGATCGATTCTCAAAACGCAATGCTTATGAATAAAGAGCAACATAAAGAAGAAGAAGATGATGAAATAGAAATTAAATTAATGAACGGTGAGGTAATAAAAACAAAAAAATACTGATTCAATTTCCCTAAATACTTACATCTAAACAACAGGTGTAAGTATATGATGAATGAAATTAGTTTTACAAGAAAGCTAGATGAAGATGGAATATCACACATTAAACAATTCGAGGGCTTTAGAACTCACGCTTATAAAGACAGTGCAGGAATTTGGACAGTAGGTTATGGCTCAACACGAATTCACGGTAGAGCAGTACAAGCAAATGATGTAGTTACAGAACATCAAGCACTTAATCAAATGCATCTTGATCTTGAATCATTTGAACGAACTGTTAATGAATCAGTGAAAGTCTATCTAACACAATCACAGTACAACGCTTTAGTATCGTTCACATATAACGTGGGATCACACGCTTTCAAAACGTCAACGCTATTAAAGAAACTGAATCAATCTGATTATCACGGTTGCGCCCAGCAATTTATGATGTGGATATTTGCAGGTGGTAAACCAATCGAGGGGCTAGTAACTCGACGCAGATTAGAACAGAAACTGTTTGTAAAAGATTTAAGTAATAATGAGCATTACTAATAGTGTTGATTGAAATTCACTAAATACCATCATGAAAACAAATAATAATAAATCAATGAGTAACAGCACGGCTAGAGAAAGATACGGTAAGTTATATAACTGCACCCGCTGGCGTAAGCTTAGACTACAACAATTGAATAAGGAACCGCTGTGTGCGTACTGTCTCAAGTTTGATAATCGTTACACTCAAGCAACTGTAGTTGATCACGTGACGAAACATGAAGGATCAGAGGAGCTATTTTATTCTGCATCGAATCTTCAAAGTTTATGTGAATTTCATCATAACTCATACAAGCAACGCTTAGAGAAACGCAACGTCCAAGCAATAGGATGTGATGAGGATGGTAACCCATTAGATTCGAATCATTCATACTATCGATAGATTTAAAAGTATAAATAAGTTTGTATAGAAAAAGGACAGACACAAATGGATTTGATAGCAATGCACATTGATAGTACAGCAACTATGAAATCATTCTGTAATGAGACGTTTGAAGATATAGATGTTGCAGCTATCAAGATTACTTACGTGTATGACGATCATTCTATATCAGAACAATTGATTGAATGTAGTGATGTTTTGTTTACGGAACAGTTCGCAAGTTTTGCTATAAAACAAACATTATGATTATTAAGAGTATAAAACAATGTTGACTAAACAGCGTTCCATGTTCTCCTAAATATTAGCAATAGGAGAATGTAATGATTAAGATAATAACTAGAAAGCAAGCGCGATTAAATAAATTAACTACGTACTATACGGGCAAGCCCTGTCGTAAAGGTCATTATGATGAACGCGACACTTTGACATCTAAATGTGTAGAATGTGTTAAACGACATAAAGCGTATAAAGATAAAAAGCGTAAGAATATTACCCCGAATAATTATCTAGATATCCGTATCATACCGAATTTAATGTTAAGAGATAAAGGATATCCGTTAGAAATATTATACACAAAGAACGACTTATTAAATCATTTAGAAAAACATTTTCTCGATGATATGACTTTTGAAAACTATGGTAAGTTGTGGAGTATAGATCATTTTATACCCATAGATTATTTTTATGAAAATGAAATTGATGATATTAATATTATTAATTCTTTAGGGAATCTATTTCCGTTATATTGTAATGATAATACAGTCAAAAGAAATAATGATTGGGATACATTCAAAGAACAATATCCTGAGCGCGCCGCAAAATATTGGTGGGCTGATGATATATCAGCTATTCATAAGAATGAATTGTTTTAATAATAATATTAACTTATACGAGTAGCTATCTATAAAAAGGTGGGGGGTATCAGCAATCGCTAAACGAATCGCTAGCGAAAACCCCGATTCCTCATTTATATAGATCAAAGCGAATTTTAAAACTAATTTGTGCTACACAAAACGACAATAACGACACCATTATCAACAAGATAGCAACAAATAGAACATTATAAGAATAATAAAGGAATAAAGAATGGCAGGACGTAGACCAAAGCCGACGGACGTTAAAAGAGGAAATGGTAACCCAGGCGGTAGACCCCTCAATGACTCAGAAATCGAATCCGCATCAATTTCAGAATTTGAACCCCCAGCACATTTAAGCGCACGCGCTAAAGATGCATGGTTACGCATCGTTGAACACTATTCACATACAAAAGTTATTCAAATTACTGATGAAATTGCGCTTGAATCGCTGTGTGAAGTTTATGCTGACATTCGTGAATTACGTGAAGACATAGCAATAGAAGGGCGTACGTTTTCAAGCATTGATCGCCACGGCGCAACACAAATGAAACGTAACCCAGCAGTTGCTGAGTTATCCGACGCTGATAAGAGGCTTAGATCATGGCTTATCGAATTCGGTTTAACACCCTCCAGTCGTTCAAAATTCTCTGAAAATGGTGGCAATAAAGATGACGATGATCCGTTAGACGAATTTTTATAATTAGAAACAATTAAATGAACACTCAAGTAAATAAAAATAATAAGAAAATAAGAACACTCGAAAATCTTGGTTATGACATTACGCATAGAACACATTCTTATGCGTTAAAAGTGTGTGCTAAAAAAATTATCGCGGGGCCAGATATCCGCAATGCATGTAAAAGACACTTAGACGACTTAGAAAAAGCGGGTGAGCGTGGTTATTATTTTTGTGAACAAACAGCAGATAAAGTTTTTAGATTTTTTGAGAACGTATTAAAGCTTAACGGTGGTGAATTTGAGAATAAACCATTTATATTGCTGGAATGGCAATGTTTCATAATTGGTAATTTATTCGGTTGGAAACAATCATCTAACGATAAGCGCAGATTTAAAAAAGCATATATTGAAACCGGAAAAGGCAGCGGTAAAAGCCCGTTATCCGCTGGTATCGGATTGTATGGATTAATTGCAGATAAAGAGGGTTCAGCAGAAATCTATGCAGCAGCATCAAAGAAAGATCAGGCGCAAATCTTATTCAGAGATGCAACTAAAATGGTGCAACAGTCACCAGCATTAAATGCAAAAATCCATTCATCAGGTAAAAATCCCGTATGGAATATGTCATATAACGGCTGTTTCTTTAAGCCTATCGCATCAGATTCCGGCCAGTCAGGGCCGCGCCCTCACATCGCTTTAATAGATGAATTACACGAACACAAAAATGCAGAAATAATTGAAATGATGGTAGCGGGCACTAAAGGGCGAGAACAGCCATTAATTTTTATGATCACTAACAGCGGTTCAGATCGCACAAGTGTTTGCTATGAATATCACGATTACTCGAAAAAAGTAGCAGCGCAGCAGACAGAAGCTGATACGTTTTTTTCATTTATTTGTTCTTTAGATAAAAATGATGACCCTTTTAAAGACGAATCCTGTTGGTACAAAGCAAACCCCAGCCTAGGCCACACCATTAAATTAGAATATCTACGTGAACAAGTAGAATCAGCTCGCGGTATGCCATCAAAAGAATCTCTTGTACGCCGCTTAAATTTTTGCCAGTGGGTTGATGCCATCGACCCATGGATTACGGGAGAGGTATTCGACAAAGTACTTGAAGACTTTGATTACTCTACCTTAGCGGGGCAGAAATGCTACGGCGGTTTAGACCTTTCAAAGTCTAATGACTTAACAGCATTAGCGCTTTATTTTCCAGATTTGCAAAAAATGATCATCGAATATTGGACACCAGCAGACACGCTACACGAGCGCGGCAGGCGGGATCACGTTCCATACGACGCATGGGTTAAAGCGGGGCATATGCACGCGCCCAGCGGCATCAACGTCGATTTTAGAGATGTTGCGTTAAGAATTTCAGAATTACAGCAAATGTTTGATTTAGAAACTATCGCGTTTGATCCATACAAAATCTCATACTTACAAAAAGAGATTGATGAACTTAATTTAAATATCAATTTAGAGTGTCATGCGCAGGGCTACAGCAAATCGAAAAATGGTTTATGGATGCCTCAGTCTATCAACTTAATTGAAAAAGATATTTTAGAACAAAACATTAAATTTAAAAAGAATCCAGTTACGCGCTGGAATGTTAGCGGCGCTGTCATTGAATCTGATCGTCAAGATAATCGCGTATTCGCTAAAAATAAAGCAACGCATCGCATAGATGGAATCGTTGCGGCAAGTATGGCGCGAGGTTGCGCAGAAATGCAGCACGTTTCTAAATCATCAGTTGATTATTTCTTTGTATAAAAAGCATAAATAACATTGTCTGAAATAATTAATTTAAAAAGTATAAATAAGTGTAATAAAGATTAAAGAAAACAGAAATTAAGAATAAAAACAAAAGAACAATAATAATATGAAGAATAAAGCTTATTCAATTTTAACTGTTAATAAACAGTACACAGACGAAGAAACAAATGAACGTGTAATCACTGGCACCGCTACAACACCCGCTGCTGATCGCGTTAATGATGTTATTAATCCGCTAGGAATTACTTTTCAAAATCCATTACCGCTACTTTTTCATCATGATCATGAAAAGCCCGTTGGCACTGTTTTTTTTGAAAATCCGACAGAAGAGGGCATTAAGTTTGTCGCTCGAATCGCTGATATTCAAGAACCAGGGCTTTTAAAAGATCGTTGCGATGAGGCATGGCAAAGCGTTAAAGCACAGCTAGTGCGCGGTGTAAGCATTGGTTTTCGACCCACGGGTGATGTTGAATATATTAAAAACGGTGGGATTCTCTATAAAACATGTGAAGTGTTCGAACTTTCACTAGTAACAATTCCGTGCAACGCACAAGCGACAATTGAACTAATCAAATCTTTAGATACTAGCGCGTCAGCTATAGATAAAGATGATGTAGAAAAGCAAGAAAGCAATTTACAAATAAAATCAAAAGAATCAGAAACAGCGCGTCAGCTTGATTCAGAAAACACTAAATGTGTTGATTCCGAAAACACTAAATATATTAAAGTCAGTTACAAAAATGACTCCAAAATTATAAAAAATAATAATAAAGGTATGACAACTATGAAATTCGCAGAACAAATTAAAAACGTTAAAAGTGCACGCGCTGATAAAGTTAAAGCTATGCAAGACATTATGAGTGAGCAAGTAACTCTAGACGATGAACAAAATGCACAGTATGAAACCTTAGAATCTGAAGTTAAATCTTTAGACGCTCAACTAAAGCGTTTAGAAGATTTAGAAAAAATGAGTGCTAGCGAAGCTACTGATGTTGAAGTTAGCAAAGCTTACAAGCCACAAGTTTTGATTAAAACTCAAAAAGATGCCGCCCCAGGTGTTGCATTCGCACGCATCGCAGGCGCTCTAGCACAAGCTAAAGGCAATGTTACTGCTGCTGCTGAAATCACTAAGCGTTTCAGTGATACCCCAGCCGTACATGAATTCCTAAAAAATAAATCAATCGGTATGACTGATGATGAGGCATGGGCAAGTCCACTTGTACAAGAGTCTAATATCGTTGATGAATTCGTTGAATTACTACGTCCAGCATCAGTAATGGGCAAAATTCAAGGTTTCCGCACTGTACCCTTTAATACAAAAATCGTAGTTCAAACCAACGGTACATCAGCAAATTGGGTGGGTGAGTCTCAAGAAATCGGCAAAACGGGTATGGGTTTCTCGACTGTTTCTTTGAATCACTCTAAAGTAGCTGCAATCGTTCCGATCTCAGCAGAGCTAGCACGTTTCTCTAACCCATCAGCAGAACTCGCTGTTCGTGATGATCTTATCAAAGCTATCACACAAAAAGTTGATAATACTTTATTCGATTTTGATGCTGTTGAATCTAGCGATAATCCAGGGTCTTTAACTGCTAATGCATCTATGATCGTAGACAGCGGTGAAACTGCTGAAAATGTTGAAGCTGATCTTGAATCACTATTTGCAAAATATCTTGAAGATAATGCGTCATTTGAGGGCTGCTATATTGCTATGTCAACTCAGCGTGCAATGCGAATCGGTAACATGAAAAACGCGGTAGGTGCTTACATTTTTCCAGGTATGCAGGGCATTATGAACAACGAACGTTCGCTGATGGGTCTACCCGTTGTTACAAGTGAAGTTACATCATTACAAGATAAAATCGTACTTATGAAACCATCCGAAATTCTTGTTGCTGATGACAGTATTGTTGATCTAGATGTTGATCTAAGCGGTGTTTATACCGACGAAAACGGCGTAGCTGTAAGCGCATGGGAACGTGATTTGGTGCTAATTCGTGCTAAGCGTGCAATTCGCTGGAAAGCTGCACGTCCCAAAGCTGTCGCGTTTATCACTTATGATCCCAATATCGTAGCATCATAATTTCGCAAGAATCAAATGTTTAGTTGTTAATGTGTTAAGTAGAAATAAAAAGTTAGTTTAAAATAATAACAATAAAAAAGCTGTAACTTTTAGCCCAGACCTCACAAGTCTGGGTTTTTTATTCTCAAATATTATCAATACTGTTTTAAAACTATAAATACAATTAATAAATTATAAACACTAAGGGCTTAACAATGAGATATAAAATTATTAAAGAGGCTTATAAGCTACGCGATGTAGGTAAAGAGATAGAGTTTTCAGATAAAGAACTAGCGCAAGCAAATCTTTTAGAGAAAATGGGTTACATCGAAAAAGTTGAAGATGTTAAAAAAACTAATTCACGTAAAAAGAAAACAACTAAAAACGATGATGAGACTAGTACAGACTAAGCATTAAAAAATAATAACAAGGAATAATAATAAAATGTTTAAGACATTCAAGAAATTTTTTAATACACCGTCATCTGTCACATCAAATTTCAATACTTACGCAAGTAACGATTCGTCAATATCTTTCGATGATATTGTTTTATCTGATGTATTGTTTGCATGCTTAACGATGATTACAAATGATATTTCTAAGTTGCCGCTGAACTTGATTCAAAGCGATGACGACAATATTCAAACAGTAGTTAACGTAAGAAATCAATACAACACGTTATTGAATAAACCGAATCATTATCAAAACATTCAGCAATTCATTGCAAGCTGGGTAATGTCAAAGTTAAAAACGGGCAACACATACGTATTAAAAAATTATAAAAACAACAAAATTCAATCACTCTTTGTTCTAGACGCTGATCGTGTATCAGTAGCAATCACACCCAGCGGAGAGATTTTTTATAGATATCGAGTCGATGCTACACGTAATCTTGTCGATTATTACTCATCAGTTATAGAGGCTGATAATGATAAATCTATTGTCACGATTCCCGCTCGATTCATCATTCATGATCGTTTCAATACGTTAAAACATGATTTAGTGGGTGTAAGCCCCATTGCTGCATCAATGCTTTCATCTACTCAGAACGTAAGAATTCAGAAATTCGCTGATAACTTTTTTAAAAATAATAGCCGTCCTGGTGGCATTTTAACGGTAGAAAATCTTGATGAAACAAAAGCAAAAGCTATATCTGCAAGTTGGAAAGAAAAATTCTCAAATGGTGGCAGCGGTCAGCTAGCAGTATTCGGACACGATGTTAAGTACACAGATTTAGCAAACGCGGGTATGTCAGCGCTTGATGCTCAGTTAGTAGAGCAGTTTAACATGTCAGCTAAAAGCATTTGCCGCACGTTCCATATCGCACCGCATCTTGTGGGTGTGGGTGATTATCCTAGTTTCAACAATATTGAATCTTTGAATCAGTCGTATTATTCGCAGACGCTACAGACGTTATTAGAAAGTATAGAACTTTGCTTAACCGACGGTTTAGAAATTGGTAAAAATTCTAACAGCAATCTTTCTGTTTCATTTGATATTGATGCACTGTTACGCATGGATTCAGAAAGCAAGATTAATACATTAAAAACTGGTGTCGGTAGCGGCATTATGTCACCAAACGAGGCGCGTAAGCGCATGAATCTAAAACCCGTGGCTGGCGGTGATAGTGTTTACTTACAAGTTCAGAATTACAGTTTAGAAGCTCTATCAAAGCGTGATTCTCAAGATGATGCATTTGCTACTAAGACAGTAAATACAACTACTAGCACAAACAATAATACTGTTAAGTCAACCAGCGAATCGACAAATAAGAATTTTAATGATGATGAAGATGTAACTGAATACATGCTTTCATTTTTAAGAGAACAATAATATGAAATTTGACGTAGAAAAATTAATGTCAGCTATCAAGCAATACATCGATAACAGCAATGCTAAGCAGATCAGCGAACAGTTGGACATTATCAATAAACAGCAAGCAATCATCGATGAGCAACAGTCAACAGTTAAATCGTTGACTGAACGCTTAGACGAAATTGAAAAGAATGAGACAACGTTTGAAATTGATGAAACAGCTTTTAATGAAATGATAGATAAATCGTTAGCTGAAAAGATGAATATCAATATTGATTATGACGATGAACGCACTATCACAGTAACAGTTAATGATGTTGTTAAATCTTTTGAAATACCCGTTCAGATATACAAAGGCGTTCATGTTGAAAATGATAATTATAAAAAAGGCGATACGGTAACGCATCAGGGCGGCATATGGCATTGCAAAACATTGACTAATGAAATCCCTGGTAAATCAGAACACTGGCAATTAGCTGTAAAAAGTGGGAGAAAATAAAATGGAATTAAAATACATTACAGTTGAAATGCTTAAACATCACATGTTCATCGATCACGATCTTGATGATGAGTTAATAAAGATGTATGCATTAGCTGCTGAACATATCATAAGCAATTACATCACAGAATCACCCTTTATTAATGAAATTGATGAAAATGATGTTGAACATATCAGTGTTAAACAGAACGTTGTAGCAGCTATTGCAATATACACTGCAATCTTATATCGAAATCGTGATGAAATAAGTAATAAAAATCAGACTGAACGACAGTTACCGCAATCTGTTACATCATTACTTGCTACTGAAAGGGGCATTGTATTTTCATGAGTAAACAAAACGCGGGTAAGTATCGACACATCATTACGATTCAAAAGCAATCAAAAATTAAAAATGAAAATACTGGCGAGGTTACATATGAATTCGTTGATTACTTAACAAACATTCGTGCTGATGTTCATTTCTTAAGTGCTAACGAACGTATTGCAGCGTCAGCAGTTCAATCAAAAGTAACAGCGAGAATTGAAATACGTTATCGAACAGATTCGATTGATAACTCAATGCGTATCAAATACAAAAACAATTATTATGAAATTGATGGTGTAATCCCTGATAACGAAACTGGCATGCAGTGGATCACTTTAACAGTTCATGAAATAAGCACTTAACAATAAAATGAATAACAATAATGGCTAAAAATCTACAAAATTTGCAAGGTTCTAAAGACGTATTACGTCGCATGAATGACTTGAAAGAAACTCAGATCGTGACTGTGATGCGCACAGCAGGGCGCAAAGCTATGCAAACTGTTCTAGACGACGCTAAGCGCAACGCATCACAAATCGATGACAGTGAAACTCAGCTATCAATTACTGACAATTTAGCGATGAGAACGAGCTACAAGCGTAGCACGGGCGACTTAGTGATTAAAGTGGGTGTCATTGGCGGCGCACGCTACAGACGCGGTGACAAAGAACAGGGGCTTACAACGTACTGGCGTTATGTGGAATTCGGTACTGAACACTCAGCAGCGCAGCCATTTTTGCGCCCAGCGATGGATGATAATCAACAGCAATTATTTTCGAATTTCATAGCTGAGGTTAAAGCGGGATTGAATCGACGTTTGAAATGAAAACAAGAACAACAAGAGAAACTAAATGAACACAGATTTTTATAAAGTATGCGCACAGTCAGTCATGATTCGCGGTTTACTGAATGATGCACAGCAAGATTTAAAAATATTTCCGATACTAGCGCCAAGCGGCGTCAATTATCCGTACATCAAATATCAAACAATTAGCGCTAACGCTTGGTCATCATTGAATAATAATGATGTTGCTTATTCTGTACGTATTCAAATCAACATTTATTCAAAGTCGTATCAAGACGCAATTGATATTTTTGCAGCGATTAGGAATGAATTTAAAGACTTAGCTCGAATACAGTTTAATCATGAAGACTATGATAGCAATGCATTCGTTTATGATTACTGTTTTGACTTAACGTTTATACAAGATGTTGATTGATCTATAAATAGCAGTTTTAAAAGTATAAATACAATAGCTATAGAATTCATACAAAGATAATTAAATGATTCATAGTGATTCGAATTACTAAAATAACAATAAATTATAATAATAAAGGAAGTAACAAAATGGCAGATTTTTTAAGAACTCAAGGTACAAGTTTGTACTTTATTTACAACAATACAGTACATGAGGTGGAATGTTCGGGTATCAGCGGAATCGGTGGTTCACGTAACACACAGACAATTCAGACGCTTAAAGCTGAATCAGCAACAATTATCGCGGGTGCTCAACAGCCAGGTACACCATCATTTTCGATCTACATCAACAATTCTGAAACTCAAGCAGTACTGCAAGAGCTTTATCAGAATGCTGATACTGTTGATTGGTTCGTGGGTTTTTCGGACGGTGATGTAGCACCAGAACCCGGCGTTATTAATGGCGCACGCTCGTGGCTAACTTTTCGCGGATTCGTAACTGATTTCCCCTTCGAATTCTCAGTAGACACTGTTGTTGAATCAAGTATCACAATTCAAATGCGTGATAAGTATACATTCATACCGATAGCCGCTGGCGGCGCTTAATTTATACCAATTAAAGCTGAATCTTACAAAGCCCCGCTAGGGGCTTTTTTATTGAAAATCTTTAAACTCTAATAACGTATATGTCAGCAAAGTATAAATACTTTTGTTATTAATTGAACTAATAAAAACAAAGGTAATTACTACTATGACAATGAACTTACTATCACTTACACAAAATCAAGATTTATTCGAAAAGACTTTCGTCAATATTCGCGATGATAAATTTGAAATGCATGTTAAGCGTAAGCTAACAGTTTCAGATAATGAATATGTTAACAACAATGTACCAAAAAATTTAGAGCATAATGATTCTACTTATATTATTGCAATGCTTACACACATGATTCATCGCTGTGTTCGTGTTGAAGATGAGCATCAAAAGCTAGTACAGCTACCAGTCGATACTATTTCTGAAACATTTTCTATCGATGAGCTAGCAGCAATCGTTGATGTTATTAATGAATCTCAAGGAAACAAAGCAGTTGCTACTGATGAACAGAAAGATGATGTAGAAAAAGAAATTAAAAAAAAGTAACAGACGAACAAATATGGCATGAATTAGTCTTGTCAGGCGTCGGTGGTAACACTATCGCAGAGGCAAAAGAAAACATGACAATGAATGAATTCAACGAGTGGTGTGTTTATCGAAATCAAACGGGGCCGCTCGATTCATCATCAAAGATTTGTGAATATATCAAACAGCTAACATTTATCACTATTAAAATTGCTGGTGATAAAAAAATGACAATTGAAGATTTGGAATTGTATAGAGCTATTGAGAAACATGATCCCGACAAAGTAGCAACTACTAGTGATATTCTAAATCTTTTCAATAGTATCAATTCATAATTCACTAAATACAATCACACTGCAAGATAACGCGCAATGCGTAATATTATTAATTGCGAAAATTATTAATTACGAATATTAAACATAAATGTCCTTTTTGAAACCCGCTCATGCGGGTTTCTTTTTGTCTTTATTTTAATGTTCAACGTCAAGCTTTCTATAAATACATAAGAATTTAAAACAATAATAATAAATATGGAATTCAAAATATGTCGATGAAGAGCTTAGGTTCTTTAACAGTTGATTTAGTTGCTAATGATAGCCAGTGGACAGCGGGTATGTCTCGTGCTGAACGCTCAACTAAACGATTCGAAGAACAAACAAAAAGACAAAACAAAGAACTAGAACGTGTTGTTTCTAAGATTGATCCTGTTGTCGGGAAACTTAGAGAACTTGATCGTCAACAGCAAGTTTTAAACAGATCACAGAAGAATGGACTGATCGATCAAACACAATTCGATTCGTTAACAAAAAAACTTGAGGCACAGCGTCGCAGCGTCAGGGGCTTAGATAATGACTTTGAACGCGCGGGCAAGTCTGCTGCAACGCTGAATAACTCATTATCAACTGTACGCGTCTTAGCGGGTGCTGCATTCGCTGCTGTTGGTGGCATGGGCTTGAGTCGTGTCATCAGTGAAACAGCGACTTTCGGCGAGTCGATGAACACGCTACGCGCTATTACAGGGGCCACTGGTGAGCAGTATGAAAAATTGGAGGAACAAGCTAGAACGCTAGGTGCTACTACTCGCTACAGTGCGCAACAGTCAGCAGATGCGCAATCGTATCTTGCGCGTGCAGGTTTCGATGTAAATCAAACGTTAGCAGCGACACCGCAAATTTTAGCACTAGCCACGGCGGGGCAACTCGATCTAGCGCGTGCAGCAGACATATCAAGCAACGTACTCGGTCAGTTCAATCTGCAAGTCGGAGACTTATCACGTGTCAATGACGTACTAGCGAAAGCTGCTAACAGTTCTAACACGACTGTTGAACAGCTTGCGACAGCACTTAAAAAAGCGGGGCCAATCGCGAATTCTGCAAATATTTCACTTGAGCAAACATCAGCACTAATATCAGCATTATCGGATAACGGCTTGCAAGGAGAAATTGCGGGAACTGGTGTACTTGGTTTCATACGTCAGCTATCAAACGTTACCCCCGCAGCAGCGGATGCACTCGCGAAATACGGTTTAACTGTTAAAGATGTATCACTAGAAACAAATTCTTTAAGTACTGTTCTACATCGTCTTAAAGCTGCGAATTTCACAACATCAGATTCTTTTAAAATATTCGCAAGCGAAGCGGGGCCAGCAGCAGAAGTATTAGCTGAATCAGCAGATAAGATTGATGAATTAACACTTGCTTATGAAAATTCAGCGGGTACTGCTGATGAAATGGCTAGAATTATCGGGCAGGGTTTATCTAATTCGATCAAGACATTTAATTCAGTATTATCAGAATCAGTGTTGCAAATGGGCCAGGGCGGCTTAGGTAAAAGTTTCGAATTCGTAATACAGCAAGCGTCAGGCGTGATTTCAGTATGGAATGGCATGGGTGATGTTTATGCTGAAACTAATGAACTCACTGATGAGCAAGCGAAACGCAACGAAATATTAGCGCAAACAATTCAGACAACAGCAGCAGCGGTATCAGCTTACAGCGCTGTTTTATTGGGTTATACAGCAGCATCAAAAACAGCAGCTATTGCAACAGCGATATTCACGAAAGCAGCTAAAGCTAACCCAATCATCGCAGCAGTATCTGGGGCAGCAGCAGCAATCGCTATTATCTATAGTTTTAAAGATCAAATAATTAGCGTAGGGGATACAACACTTGAGGTTTCAGAATATGTATCAGAAATCTGGCGGGTGTTCGTTAACAGAATTAGTGGTTACTGGGATAAATTCGATGATGTTGTTAGTGATGTACTGAGTAAATTTGATATCAATGTTTCAAGTGTTGTTGATCAAGCATCAAAATATTGGGAATCATATGTTTCATATATTGTTAACATTACAAGCACAGCTATCAATTCAGTTATAGGTTTATTCGTTGCTGTTGCTGATTCAGTCTTTGTCACTGTTAATACAATTTATGATAATTACGTGTATATGTTTGATCGCGTCCTAGCGACTGCTGGTGGTTTTGCTAAAGACTTCAAAAATATTCTCGACGGTAATTTATCATTTGGTAATTTAAAAGCAGAAATTGAGGAGGGCTTTAGCGGTACTACTAACGTCTTTTCAGCAATTGCTGAGAGCGCACAGAATGCATTAAGCACTGATTATGTAAAGAACTCATTAGATGCAATTTCATCAGTGATCGATGAGGCAGAAAGAAATATTCGTGATCGTGATATGTATCGTCCCTTAACTGATCATTTATTTGATTTGAATACAGCAGCATCAACGACAATTCAAAGTCAAAATGATTTAGCTCAAACATTTGATCAAACTGAACAATCAACAGCCGCAAACGCTAAAGCACTGCGTGATTCACAACGAGCAGCAGAACAATATAATAATTCAATTCAAACATTAGTTGATCGTCTAGACCCGCTCGGTAAGAAATTTAGAGATTTGAAATCAGATGAAATGTTATTGCAAACAGCGTTAATGCAAAACAAAGTATCTATTACTGATTATTTTAAATTACTTGAAAAGATGAAACTTGAACAAGCTGAGGCTGTTAAAGGGACTGATGCACCAGAATTATCAGTATCATCAGAATTCGGCGGTGTGAGTAGTGATGTATCTAACATTATTAATTATGAAGAGCAGTTGAACAAATGGCGTGATGATGAACTGAATTCTTTATCAGAAATGAATGATGCTAAGTTATTAAACGATGTTGATTATTTAGAACGTAAAGCAAAGCTTGAGCAAACGTATGCAGCTAAAACAAATGAAATAGCAGTTGCATCAAAGAATGCTCAATTGTCAGTGCTCGGAAATCTTGCAGACAGCACAGCAGGCATTCTATCAACTATCGGTCAAGAATCATCAGCAGCATATAAAGCGATGTTCTTAGTGAGCAAAGCGGCAGCGATGGCGCAAGCACTCGTGAACACTGAACAAGCAGCAACGCTTGCACTAGCGCAGGGCGGGGGCATAGCGGGAATCCCGATGGCTACAATAGTACGCGCTAGCGGGTATGCATCAGTCGCTGCAATAGGGGCAACAACGCTGATGGGTATGGCGCACGATGGTATCGACTCAGTGCCGAACGATGGCACGTGGTTACTACAAAAAGGTGAGCGTGTCACGACTGCTAATACATCAGCAAAGCTAGATAAAACGTTAACTGATATTCAAGAGAACAATACAAACAATAACAATTCAAAAATAGTATTTGCACCACAAATATCAGTCGGTCAAGGTTCTAACATTACAAGTAGTGAAATTGAAATGTTAATGAAAAAAGAACATGCACGCTTTAGAAATATGTTAGTGAAAGAGAAACAGCCAGGGGGTTTATTATATACGTAATTTAGAATAAGTATTAGACAAATTGAAAAGCCCCGTGAGGGGCTTTTCTTATTACTGCATGATGTAATTTATATAAATACATTTAATAAAAAATAATAAGAAGGGAACTATTAAATGTATGAAACATTTCCAATTCTTGAACGTGCAGATGTTGATGTTGGCGCACAAGAACAATATGAGTTTGCAGTAAATGTTATTAATTTCGGTGACGGTTACGAACAACGCAGCGCAAAAGGCATTAACAGCGTTAAGCAAACGCTTGATGTTACGTTTACATCATTAAGCGATAGTGATGCTGTCATAATTACTGATTTCATTAAAGAACATGGCGGGGCTAAGCCTTTTTACTTTACGTTTTATATTAATGACTCAAAGCTTTATACGTGTAATTCATTATCTAAAACAGTTGTAGAAAAAGGGCAAACCACGATTTCTTTACAATTCGTGGAGGCTTTTGTATGAGTGAATTAATAGCGACTGAATCACAACAGCTTTATCATGACACGATCATTACTTTATATGAAATTGATGCATCAAAATATGGTGGTGGTATCTTACGATTTCAATCATCAAGTCATAATACTTTGACATTTAACGGCTATGACTATACGCCATTTCCTATAAAAGCATCGGGGTTCGAATATAACGGCAGGGGTCAAGCACCGGAACCAAACCTTACAGTGTCTGTTGTCGATCTTGCATTTACAGCACAGCTATTATCTGCAAACAATTTAGTAAATTGTGATGTGAGACGTATCAAAACATTTCGAAAATACTTAGACGATGGCTCAGACCCGCAACCTAACGCAACGTTAGTTATAGATGAATTCTATATTTCACGTATGTCTGAGAAAACATCAACACATGTAACGTTTGTTTTAGCTAGCAAATTGGATGTGCGTGGAAAGCAAATACCCGCTCGACAAATCATTAAATCTACATGTATGCATTCTTATAGGGTGTGGGATGCTGAAAGAAATAGATTTAATTATGAAAATGCTACTTGTCCTTACGCTCAAGCCAGCTATTACGATAGAAAAAACTTTCCAACTAGTGACCCAGCCGAGGACGTTTGTTCGCGTGATTTAGCGGGATGTAAAGCAAGATACGGACAATATGCGTTACCGTTCGCGGGTTTTCCAGGGGCGAGGCGTTATTAATGACTATATCAAAAAATGATTTGCTTACAAATGAGCAAGTACAACACGTTAAAGATCAAGCAATTGAGCAGTATCCAAACGAAATAATATTTTTATTAACTGCACAGAACGGCTTATATCAAGTTGATAATATTGCTGATGACATAACAAAAGAATTTCTAGTTAGTAGTGCTGATATGCAACAAGCACTTTCTGAAAATTTAATTGCTGTTATACATAGTCATCCCGATTTTGAACCTTGTCCAAGCGCTGCTGATATGCGGTCACAGATCGCGACAGATGTTAATTATGGAATTGTGGCAACGGATGGCGTCAATGCGACAGATGTATATTTCTGGGGTAAAGATATTGAAAAAAATCCACTAGTGGGCAGGGGCTTTATACACGGCATTCAAGACTGTTATTCATTGATCAAAGATTACTACGCACAAGAATTAAATATTGAACTAGATGAATATCCGCGCGATTGGGAATGGTGGAATAAAGGCGATGATTTGTATTCTTTCAATGTTGATAAACAAGGTTTTATTCGTGTCGATGAGCCTCAAAAAGGCGATATGATTTTTATGCAAATACGTTCAAAAGTTCCAAATCATGGGGCTGTTTACATCGGTAATGATTTAATCATGCATCACATAACAAGTTCTAAAGCAGTTGATGAAACTAGACTTTCAACTGAAGAACCGATATTGCGTTATAGAAATTACATTACACATTATTATCGTCACGAATCGATGTTTTAAATTTTAAGATAAACATTATATCAAAGACAGAAAAACCCGCTGAGGCGGGTTTTTCATTGTGTGTGTTTGCATTTGTACATTAGCTTTCTAACTTACATAAATATAATAAAGAAGAAGAACAAGTAAAAGGAACAATAATGATTAACGTTAAATTATACGGATCACTTAAAAAATTCGGTGAAAGTTATGAACTAAATGCAAGTGATGCAAAAGAATGTATACGTGCTTTAGCAGTACAGCTAGATAATTTTAAAGATGAATTACTGAAATGTGATGTCCGTCTTGTGTGGGGTGATTTAAACCAAAATCGTGAACTAGATGCTCAGACATTATCACTCAATATTCCAAACAAAGAACTACATATCATTCCTAGCGCCAGTGGGGCAGGTGGTGGCAGCGGTAAAATTATCTCAGGTGTTGCATTAATTGGCGCAAGTTTCTTCGTTCCCGGTGCTGGCCTGATGGGTATATCCGCTTTAAGCGCTACAACAGTCGGTGTACTTGGCACAACTTTAGCGCTTACAGGTGTAGCACAATCATTAGCGCCAAACGTTCCAGCAGATTATGAATCACAGCAAAGACCCGAAGAAAGAGCAAGTTACATATTCGATGGGCCAGTTAATCGCGCAGGCGAGGGGATAGCTGTTCCGATAATTATCGGTGAGGTGTTAACAGGTTCAATTGTTGTATCCAGTGGTTTAGATGCTGAACAGCTTTGATGTTAAATGTTAAATACTTTCATATAACAAAACAATAAATTAACAAAAAAGATTTTATAAAAATAATAACGGAATAAATTTAACAATGAATGTTAACGATAAAGACGAATTTGATAATGATGTAGCTATATCCGGTGCGGGTGGTGGTGGTAAAAGTGGTGGAGGTGGTAGCGCACGAGTAGCGCAAGAAGACCCGAATACTTTACAGTCAAATGCTGTTGCACGCATTATAGATGTTATTGGCGAGGGTGAAATTAGCGGCTTAGTTAACGGCGCTAAATCTGTATTCGTTGATGGAACACCACTACAGAACGATGATGGTTCTTACAATTTTAACGGTATTGAATTTCAAGAGCGGGTCGGTTTAACCGTTCAAAGTCATGTTGGCGGTTTTAATGGCGTTGAATCAACAACTGATGTATCAACAGAAATTACCCAAAACGAACCCGTGATTCGTACTATCTCAGACTTAGATGCTGATGCAGTACGTGTCACTATATCTTTACAATCACTGACTAATCAAAATGCTGAAAATGGTGACTTGCGCGGTTCAAGTGTTGATATAGCTATTGATCGTCGTAACAACGGCGGCATTTATAAAACTATTAAAACTGATCGAATCAGCGGTAAAACGACTAGTGCTTATCAACGTGCGTACAGAATTGAGCTTGATGGCGCGGGGCCATGGGATATTCGTGTAAGACGTATTACCCCCGATTCTGATTCATCACTAATTAACGATAAAACATACTTTGCTAATTATACGTCAATCATTGAAACAAAATTAACATACCCCGACACGGCTTATATCGCTCTTAAAGTAGACGCGCAACAATTCGGAAACACTATTCCGAAAACATCTTATCTTATGCGCGGTTTAATTGTTAATGTACCTGATAATTATAATCCAATAAACCGCACTTACAGCGGCATTTGGTCAGGTAATTTCAAACGTGCATATACGAATAATCCAGCATGGATATTTTACGATTTAGCAACAAATACCCGCTACGGTGCAGGTTTAAGCAATGTTGATAAATGGTCACTGTATCAGATCGGCAGATATTGTGATGAATATGTTGATGACGGTTATGGTTCTACTGAACCACGTTTCACTATCAATACTGTTTTAAATTCACGCGATGATGTGTTTAAAGTTTTGCAATCATTAAGCACAGCTTTCAGGGGTATGACATATTACGGTGCGGGTACTGTCACAGCAGTACAAGATGCCCCAGCAACCGCATCACGATTATTCAATAATTCCAATGTTGTCGATGGTGAATTCAAACGTTCAGATTCAGACATTAGAACACGTCACACACGGGTAGCAGTCAGTTGGAATGATCCCACTGATAATTATAAATTAACAACTGAACTTGTTGATGATAATGATGCTATTCAAAAATATGGAATTCAAACGTCAGAAATATCCGCTTTCGGATGCACATCACGAGGTCAAGCGAGGCGGCTAGGTCTTTGGACACTTTACACTGAACAGTTAGAAACTGAATCAGTTGAATTTTCTGTATCTATTGCTGATGCAGATGTACGCCCTGGTGATATTATTAGTATTAATGATGCTTATCATGTAGGCGCAAGGATCGGTGGACGTTTAAAAACCAATAACACGACAACTGAACTTTATCTTGATAAGCATCCTGATAATTTTACGGGCAGTAATAAAACTATTTCGCTACAAATGCCTAATGGTATTCCCGTTCATAAAGCTATCAATTCAATTAATAATGGTGTTGTAACGTTAGCAGAAAGTTTGAATCAAGCGCCATTAGATAACGCTGTCTATACACTTTCTAGTTCTAACGTTGCATCACAAGAATTTAGAGTGTTAGCAATTGTTGATAATGATGATCAAACTTACACAATATCTGCACTTGAACATAATAAAAATAAATATGCGTTAGTAGAGCAAGGGTTAACCATTCCAGATAGTCCTACAACATTATTACCATCAGGTAAGCTATCTGCACCTCTATCATTATCGGTTGAAACCTACAAATATTTGGAGGGTGGAACAGAACATCAAGCGGCAACGCTTGGCTGGACACCCAGCGGTGACCCGCGTGTTAAATCTTATATTGCTGAAATGTTAAGACCTGATTCAGCGACTTATGAAACCATCGGTGCTACTAAGACAACATCAATAGACATTAGAAACGTATCAACGGGTGAATACACATTCAGAGTAGCATCAGTTAATTCATTAGGCGCACGCTCTGAGTGGTCTCTACTGACTACAACATTACAGTCATTATTGCTGCCCGTTGCGCCAACGTCTGTCGATGTTGACGCGGGTTTATTCAATGTAACATTAGTTCCGAATTCATCACGCGCGGGACAACTTTACGAATTCTATCGTTCAAGTGTTGCTTTAACGTCTGAAACAATTACTGCTAATGCGAATTTCTTGGGACGTTCTACAACACTCGCTGATAACAATTTAGAATTTAACACCACTTATTTTTATTATATTCGTGGTTTCAATGCTTACGGCGTATCTGAATTCTATCCTGTTCAAGTCACTACTGATAATAGTCCCGCTAAGTACATCGATGTATTAACGGGTGAAATCCGTGAATCTCATTTATATCAGTCGTTGAATGAAGAAATAGAGAAAATTAGCGGGCCTGAATCACTTGTTGATTCAGTAGCGTATAAAGTTGCACAAGCGAAAGCTGAAACTGAAACATTTATTGTGACTGTAGAGAATACGTTAAAAGATGCTGACACAGCATTAGCTGAACGTATCGATGTACTGTCTGCTAACTTTGATGATAATACTGCAATTATTCAATCTGAACAACAAGCACGCGCTGATGCTGATGATGCGTTAGCTCAACAAATCAACAGTGTTCAAACTCAAGTCGATGATACAATATCAGTTGCGATTAGTTCTTTAGAAAGTCAGATCGTTACTGTTGAGGATAAAACAACAGCTAACGCGCAAGCTATCACAAATGTTCAAACTGAGTTTAATGATACGCTAGCAACTGTTCAACAAGATTTCAATACTGAAATTATTCAGTTAGATGATAAGATTGAAAATACATCAACTGCATTAACAACTGCGCAATCTACTTTTAGTGATGAAATTGCAAGCGTACAAACTGAATTAGAAACTCAAATTATCAATACATCTAGTTTTGTTTTTAGAGAAAGTTTCAAAGATAGCTTAGAAAACTGGACAATTCACGAAGGCACTGCTGAAACATCAGTTGTTGAAACTGACTTAGCAAAACGTGATGGAAAATTATTAAGTGTTGGTAATAATGCGGGTAATGATGAACTGTGGCTTTATCACAATACACCGATTCCGTTTTATGAAGATGTTTTATATAAAATTAAAGTACGCATGAGAAAGCCGAGCGGGGGTGGTAGGTTCTACGCTGGTTTAGAAGGGCTGGCTGGTGATGGTGTCACATTAGTTAATATGCTGGGTGCTGATAGTTATACATCTCAACATTACATTGCAGCAAATAACGTGTTACCGACAACCGATTTTATTGAATATGTCGGCTATGTGAAAGGCACAGCGACAGCAGGATCATTTACGAATAAATCTTTTGATAAACCAGCAGTCATGCATGAGAACGTTAGATTCATTCGTCCTGTTCTTATCTGTAATTATTCAGATGCGGCGGGAAAAATGGAAATTGATTATTTTGAAATCGAATCTATTTCTGAAAATGTCGAACAGATCGGCGCACAGTACACCGCAAAAGTTGATGTAAATGGCTTAGTTGGTGGCTTTGGTTTATACAATGACGGTGAAACAATAGATGCTGGTTTCAATGTTGATAAATTCTATATTGGTAGAAATCTTGAAAATCAAGTAGCACCTTTTATTGTCAATAATAATCAAGTCATTATTGATGATGCTTTAATCAATAGCTTACTGTTCACAAAACTACGTTCTGATGATGATACATTAATTTTCGAGAATGGTAAGTTAAGTGCTGCACATATTGATGTTGATAGTTTAGTAGTCAGTAAAGGACAATCTAAAAACTTTGTGAATGGTCAAAGCGGGTGGCAGTTAACAGAAACTGGCGGACAGATTAACTTTCCTATAAATTTCGGCGGGACTATTGATTACGCTGATATCACTGGAACTAAGCCACCCACTAACGCTGACCGTACCGCTAATAATACGTCTTATGATACGTCACGGGTAGCGGGGCATAATGCTAGGGCTCTTGCTAACGCGGCCATTCAGGCAAGGGATAGAGCGGCCCATTGGATCCGTCCAGGTCAGACAACCATTGACGGTAATAAGATTTATACCGGTGACGCTTATGTTGACACGCTACAAATTCGCGGTAATGCAATTACTGTTCCGTCAACTTATTATGCCGCGGGTAGAATTTCTCTTGGCTGGACGGGTACCGCATATCTAGGGGGCATTAATTTCAATTCTGGTGGGGCACCCATCACTATTATAGCGAGTGTTTATGTGTCCGGGCCGTCTAACGGCGGTACTGTGACAGTGAGATTAAAACGCGGGGGCTCAGTATTACGTGAAATAACTACAAGTGATAGTGCGCTTGGCAGCTTTGATGTTTCCATTGGCTTGGGTGCGGTGGGTGGTACACACACTTATTCTTTAGAAATGTCTACAAATCGCGCCAGTGTCGGTGCGACTAGTCGTTTAATACATTTATTAGGAACAAAAAGATGAAACAATATATTATATATAAAGATTCTGGTGAAATAACTAATTTATTAAGTATTCCAGAATCTATGCTTGATGATCAACTTTCGGATGGAATTTATGCTTTAGAGTGTGATGATGATGTATTAGATACAACGCATTATGTTGATAATAAAGAAATACTTAAAAAGAAAACATTAGAATACACACTCAATATTGATGGCTTTACTGTAATTATCAATGGTTTGCCTGCTGGTTTACTAGTTGAAATTCGCGGTGTCAGTGTTGTTACTGATGATGATCCGACAATTATTGAATTTGATAAAGCGGGAATTTATACATTGCAAATTTCGGGCAGTGTTGAACATTTAGAGGAAATTAAGGAATTAAAAATTGGCAACGCTTAACGCAAAAACGTATGCGTCAAATGATGACGCTATCAATTACTACACATCATTGATTGATGAGAAAGCAGAACAGACACGCTTGAAATTTTTGACAGCGGGCGCGGGGCAGTCGATGACGTATGATCAGAAATATGCTGAAGCGCTAGCGGGTGGGGGCACAATGATCGATAGCGAGGCGCTAGCGCTTGATATGAGCGTGTCAGACGTGATTGATTCAGTATTAGCTGCACGAGCAGCATGGATTGAAAAGGGCGCAGAAATCGAAAGTGAACGTTTGAAAGCTAAGAAACAGATCAGACAAGCATCGACAGCACATGAAATGCATTTGATAGCATCATCAGCTTTCACTACTCACTGA